GTCAAGTCAAGTCAGCTAGGGACAGCTCAGGAGAATAAATCACTATGCGTGGACAGAAGCCCCCAGTTAAGCCACTCGGCAACGTGACCCACCTGCCCGGCATGCAACTCCACTATCCGCCCCCGCCCAAGGCCTTACATGACGGCCTCGAGCGTGAGTGTTGGAACGAGGTCGTCCGGGAGCTGGTCAACCGCAATATCTGGGATAGCGACATATCCCATATGGTGCAGGCCTATTGCGTGCAACGGGCCCGTTTTATCGTTGCCAACGAAAAGGTCCATGAGGCTGGGCTCATTTTGAAGACCAAGCGGGGGACCGGTACGCATAACCCATATGTCGGGGCCTCGAACACCGCCTTTGACCGTATGGTGCGGTTGGGGCAGGAGCTGGGTATGACCGCGGCTAGGCGCACGAGCGCCAAGAAGATCGAAGCGCCGCGTGGGGTAGCAGCAGATAAGTTTCTCAAGCGCGGCGTGGCGTGACTTGGCCAGCAAGCGCAAGAGGAAGCTGCCTCCCGAGCTCGAGAGGCTGGCCGAAAGGCCGCGTCGGGTTCGTCCTCGCCTCGATCCCGTAGAGGCCGACCCTATCCGCGACTGGGCAGACTCAGACCCGGCCACCGCGTGGGCCCGCCAAGTAATTGCCGGCGAGATCATTGCCGGCGAGATGACCAAGCAGGCCGCGCAGCGCCATCTTAATGACCTCGAGCGTAGCGACCTCGTTTGGGATAAGACCAAAGCCGCGGACGCCCTGGAGTTCTTTCCCAAGGTCTTCACCGTCACCGCGGGCGCAGCTAGTGGCCAGCCATTCAACCTGCCGAACTACCTGGCTTTTGTAGTCGGCAGTTTGTTTGGTTGGTATCTGCCCTCCGGCCGGTTGCGTTTCCGCGAGGCGTGGCTGGAGATCGGTAAGGGCCAAGTCAAGACACCGCTCGCCGCCGCCATCGGATTATATGTGATGGGCTGGCGCGGCATTGCCCGTTCTGAAGTCTACACCATCGCGAAAGACCGCAACCAAGCTAACGTGCTGTTCTCCGATGCGGTCAATCTATGCCGGGCCCCTATCCCCGGTCCCATCAACCAGTCGCTCGAGTCCCGCCGTGAAGTGGTCATCCGCGGTACCGGCGAGATGGCGTGGATGATCGAGCACATGGCGACCGCGAGCAAGTTTCGCGTGCTGGCCAACGACGAGAAGATATCCGGTCCTAAGCCGACCATGGTTTGCGCCGACGAAATCCACGAATGGAAATCCGCTGGCCAGCTGGAACTGTGGAAAGCCGCACTCGTCAAGATGCCGGGCGACGCCTTGCTGATGCTGACTACCAACACCCCGGCCGCCGATCAGATTATGGCGACCGAGCTGAGTGAGTTCTACCAGGGCGTTCTCAAGGGCACCTTCAACGACGACTCGGTATTTGCATTCATTGCGCGCGTCGATAAGGACGACGACCCGATGAATGACGAGACCTGCTGGCCGAAGGCCTTGCCGCTACTCAACGTCACCTACCCGGAAGAGAACGTCCGCACCGCGGTTGCCAGCTCCCGCCATCGTATCTCCACTTCCCTCACCACCAAGCGGCTGTACTTCGGTATCCCGGTTGGCTCCTCCGAATACTGGATCGACCTCGATGCGTGGGAGGCGGTGCAGGGCCAGTTCAATATCAATGATCTCAAAGAAGTGCCGTGCTACCTCGGCCTTGACCTTTCGCAGAAGAACGACCTGACCGCACTGACCGCGGTGTGGCGCAAGGACGGCAAGCACTACGTCAAGGTGTGGTACTGGCGGCCGCGCGATAATGCGGTGGAAGCTGGCAAGGCTGATGGTGCCCCTTACTTCGAATGGGGCGAGCTCGGCCTGCTCAACCTCGTGCCCGGCCTTTCTATCGAATACGAGTATGTCGCCGCCCAGGTGCAGAAGCTTTGCACCGAGCATCAAGTCAAGGCACTGGCGTTCGACCCGGCGCACTCCGTCGAGTTCCGCAAGGCCTGCGAGCGCATCGACTTCAAAACCTGGATTTGGAAGGAAGGCGAGACCAAGGGCCAAGGTCTCAAGATGGTGGTGCATAGCCAAGGCCGCATGGGGATGCACAGCAAGCAATTGTTGTGGATGCCCCGTTCCATCCAGCTGCTGGAGGATTGCGTGCTGCGGGGCGACATCGTCATCGAGCGCTCGCCCATCACCACGTGGTGCAGCGGCAATGCCGCGGTCGAGTCCGATGCGCAGAACAATCGCTGGCTAATCAAGCACCGCCAGCGCGGCCGCATCGACGGACTGGTCTCGATTGCCATGGGCGTTGGGGTAGCACTCGCTGGCCTCGACGAAGCCCGCGAGCCTGAGTTCCAACTGTTGGTTTTGTGAGATGGCTACGCACCCACCAGAGACCGCCTACATCGGCGACGACTGGGTTCTCCAGCGCGATCTGCCTTCGGGAACCGCCGCTCCCGGCAGCTCGATGGAGTGGGTGCTTGCCACGCGCGGCGCTCTGGCGCAGACCATTGCCCCCGATGTTGCCACCGTTGATGACGAAGGCGACGGCAAGGTCACCGTCCGGGTGCCGCGCGACATTACCGCGACCGTTCCACCCGGTCGCTACTTCGACTCGTTACGAGTCACGCTCGACGATGTTGTGACTACTCAGGTGGTCGGACAAATCGAGGTCGTCAATCCCGGCTTCGAAATCCAGTCCGGGGACTCGCCGTGAGGTTCTGGCTTACTCGAACCGCCGCAACGGCAATTATGTCGGTGGATAATGCAAGTGTGACCGGGATGGATTATTCCGCCCTGCCGTCCAACGTCAGGTTGGTTGAGTGGCGCGATGCCGGCGATGGCGAGATTGAGTACAACGACCGTCCACCTTTGCGCGAGCAGACCTTTGATGTCATCCCCTACTGTCCTTACTTCGACCAGTTCCTGACCAAGCTTACTGGCGTCACCTTGGCGCAGGCGAAGAAGGTCAAGCGGGATTTGATTGCAGAGATTTACGAGACCAAGCGCCAGCTGCCTTTTCACTATCCGGTTGCGGCCGGGGATTACTGGTGGGATGCCAGCGACGACAACATGGCGTCGTCGGTCATTCCCTCGGTGCAGAACTCTATCGCATCCATCAACTCAATTGTTGCTAGTCTGAATACTACAATTCCAGCGATCAGTACCAAGATCACCGGCAGCCAATCACAACTCAACTTGGTGAACAACGCAGGCTCTGGTCTGCTATCTGAGATCAATGCCGGACTAATAACTCAGATCAATGCCATACTTGTGTCTGCCATCAATGCCATCTCCGGCCAGTTCTATGCGTGCGTGGTCGCCCCCGGCAATAGCCTGATCAGCTACCTCAACGACACTGTGTTGGGTTACCTGGACCTTCCGGCCAACACTGTGAATGCCAAGTTGCAGGCTGGAGCGAGTATTGGTTTGACCACCGACATTGTTCATCATCTGACCGATCCGTTCAATGGCTATGGGTCGGGGGCGAGTGCGACCAACTTGAATTTCATGACTACTCCTTTCCCATCCAACATAACTGTGGCTGGAGTACCGTGGACCCCGCTCGTCAATGTTCCGCTATCTAATTCAGGATGGATACCAGTGGGCGGGACGGTGCCGGTTACTGTGACGCCGGCCGAAGCTGCTGCGATCATGCAAGGCATTGCCGCCCGTAGCAATGATCTCAGTATCAAGAAGAACACCAAGATCGGTGAAGTCAATGCTTTGACCACGGTGGCTGCGGTTATTGCTTACGATGTCACAGCTGGGTGGTGAGCATGACGATGAAGCACTACGAAGAGCTCGAGGCGGCTCGCGGCGAGACCGTTAGTGAGATTGCTGATTGCCTATCCCGCCTTGCTCGCGCCAGTTACCTGCTCTCTCCGGCTCAGCGTATATTCATCGCGGAAGAGCTGCGCAACGTAGCCGACCAGTTCGACAAAGGTAAGGGCGAGAAGCTGCGCCTTCGTATCCAGCGCGGCCGCTTCAAGCTGGTAGCGCTCAAAGGCCCCAACGGCAAACCGGTGTTCCGCCTTACCTGACGGGAGATTTCCCGATGGTCACCAAGATCACGCCCCACGACTCAGAAGACCATGATGACTTCATCGATCGTTGTACCGACGCCGGCTACGACGAGGACGAGTGCGAACTAATCTGGGATGAGGAAAAGACCATGGGCGCTGCAGCTCAGAAGAAGCCGCGTGACGTATCCGGCGCGCAGGAAGCCATCCACATCAATGAGAAGGCCGCCAAGGATGATGGCGTCGTTACCTTCATTTTGAGTGACGAAACGCCCGACCGTATGGGCGACATCATCATGGCCAATGGCTGGAAGCTGGCCAACTTCAAGCGCAATCCGATCGCACTCTTCGGCCATCGTTCTGACTTGCCGATTGGCAAATGGAAGAACTTGCGCATCGAGAACGACAAGCTCAAGGGCGACCTCGAGCTCGCCGAGAAAGGGACTTCACCGCGCATCGATGAAATGATTTCGTTGGTAGAGCAGGACATCCTGCGCGCCGTCTCCGTCGGCTTCAAGCCGCTCAAGCACGAGCCGCTTGATGAAAAGGATCCATGGGGAGGCGTTCGCTTCCTTCAGCAAGAGCTACTCGAAACATCCCTGGTTTCGGTTCCGGCCAACCAGAATGCTTTGCGAGTTGTGCGGTCACTCGGCATCTCCGAAGAGACCCAGCAGATGGTTTTTGGCAGCACGCTCGTCGCCAAGGATCAAGGTGCTACGCAGCAGCGACGAGCTGCAGGTTCGGCAGTTGTGGTTAAACAAAAGGAGGCCAGGATGGCCAAGCGAACCATTGCCGAGCAGATTGCCGGCTTTGAGGCGACCCGCGCGGCGAAAGCCGCGAAGATGGAAGAGATCATGGATGCGGCTTCGGACAAGGGCGAAACCCTCGACCAAGCGCAGCAGGATGATTATGATGCTCTCGCCGACGAGGTGAAGTCGGTCGACCAGCATCTCGATCGTCTCCGCGTCCTCGAGAAGACCAACCTTCAAAAGGCGGTCGAAGTCCGCTCGACGGATCCGACCGAAGCCGCGCGTTCGCGTGGTGGTGGTGATATCGTCCGGGTGGAAGGGATGCGCACCCGCGTGCCCAAGGGCATTCTTTTTGCCCGCCACTTCATCGCCCGGGCCTTCGCATCACTCAACCAAGGTGTGTCGCCGGTCGATGCCGCCCGCAACTTTGGGTACTTCGAGCAGACGCCGGAACTGGAGAACATCCTCAAGGCTCCGGTTTTGGTGGGCACCACTACCGGCACCAACTGGGCCAAGCCGCTCGTCGAGCCGCAGTTCATGGCCTCGGAGTTCATCGAGCTCCTGGTCCCGCTCACGATCATTGGCCGCATCCCGGGCCTGCGCCGGGTGCCGTTCAATATCAAAATCCCGCGTGAGATCACCGCCGCGTCGGTCAACTGGGTCGGTGAAGGCGCGCCGAAGCCGGTCAGCGCCATGGCGTTCGACTCGATCTCGCTTGGCTT